TTCAAAATATACTAATTTTGGGTTACAAAAATTTAGGATAGACCAAGTCGGACAAAAAGAATTGGAAGTTTCAAAATCGACAACTTTCAGTTTTAAAATAGGACGGTATGGTGACTTATTGATGGATACTTATTTAGTGCTAAAATTACCAGCAATATGGAGCCCAGTTTACTACTATAATAAATATAGAGATATTAGTGCTGTTTATAGACCATACGAATTTAAATGGATTAAGCATATTGGATGTCAATTAATGGAAGAAGTTAAAATAATGATTGATGGAATAACTATTCAAAAATTTAGCGGTACTTATTTGCAAAATGTTGTTGAGCGTGATTTTGATTCTCATAAAAAAGAGTTATTTGATATTATGACAGGAAATATTAGTGAACTAAATGATCCGGCTAATTTCAATAATCGAAACAACAATTATCCTAATGCATTTAATATAAATGGAACAAACACTGATATTAGCGGGATTGAACCATCTATAAGAGAATATAATTTATATATACCAATTAACAGCTGGTTTACAATGTCGTCTTTTATGTCATTTCCATTAATATGCTTACAATACAGTAATTTGGTTATTGATTTTAAATTGCGACCGTTAGAAGAGTTGTTTACTATTAAAGATGTATTATACGATATGAGTGTAAATACTTACAAAATAACTAACTATAATAATATTCCTCAAATACACCCACTTCAAACAACATTAGAATATCAATTTAATCGATTTATAAATCCGCCGCCATACAGAGATATATCTGGAGACAGTTATATTAATTTGACAAATAGAATAAATAGTAATATACATTTGCTATGTACTCAATGTTTTCTTGATAATGCCGAGCGAGAAATGTTTGCCAAAAATAGTCAAAATTATTTAATTAAAGAGGTCAAAGAATATAGTTTTAAAGAAGTTATTAAGACTAATAAAATTAAATTAGAATCAAATGGATTAATTAGTAGTTGGATGTGGTATTTTCAAAGAAGTGATGTTGAGGAGCGCAATGAATGGTCTAATTATACTAATTGGCCTTATGAAAATAGTATTCCAAATGATTTGAAAAAAGTCACAACACCAGACTTATATTATATATATTATAGTCCTCATTTTACTTATAATATTGGTGATATTTCCAAAAATATTTATTATACGGGGTATAGTCCAACTGTTTATGAACAAACTAATGTATGTGAGATTATGAAAAATTTTGGTATAATATGTGACGGCAAATATAGAGAACAAACATTTGATAGTAGCGTATTTAGCAGAATAGAAAAATATAATAAGTCAAATGGATCTAATTCAAAAGTTGGTTTATATTATTACAATTTTGCTTTAACAACAGACCCTTATAAATTACAACCAAATGGTGCGTTTAATACAAATAAATTTAAAACGATCGAATTTGAATATAATAATTTTGCTAATCCACCAATAGATAGCAGTAATGTGGAGTTTACAACTATTTGTGACCCAGAAACAAACGCAATAATAGCAACGTCAAAAGACCCTACAAACATTTATAAATATTATTATAATTTGTATATAATGGAAGAAAAATACAATTTATTAATTTTTCAAAATGGGTTTGGTGGGCTGTTATATAATAGCTAAATCTATGTATTATAACTTGTTATAGGTTATAACAATAGCTTATACTAATTTAATTTTTGGAACTTTTCGTGTCCTATTATTTTTCGCTTTAAGCGCTAATTTTAGTGCCTTTGAATTTGATGAACAACCACGTTCCAATATTTTATAATCTATTGCCGCTGCTTTGCCTCCACTAATAGCACTTGCTAAGCGTGCATAACCCCAACTATGTGCGCTTTGATTTGGACGTGACCCAGAAGAATAATATGCGCCGCGACCCTTTTTAACAATTTGTAATAAGGCATTTTTAGAACAACCTGTTGCATTTACTAAGTCAGAATTTATTGCTATATTTTTTAGTTTATACAACTTTTGCGCTTTTGCTATATGAGCCGATTTTTTGGATTTATATGAGTCAACATTTTTTCGTGTTAAATAGCGCTTCTTTTTATATGCGTTACGCGATGCTTTTAATTGTTTAATTTGTAGTTTTTTATCTTTCAAATTAAGACGATGAGGTAAGTATTTAATAGGTATATTTATCATTTTTTATATTACTATTATACTATAATACTATAATATTTATTATATATAAAAATATTATAATATGAAAGAAAAAATCATAAAATTTGAAAAAGGACCGCCTGGAAAAAAATACACAGCATATATCCAAAATAAGACAACCCAAAAAATACGCAAAATACATTTTGGAGCATCAGATTATCAACAATATAAAGATAGAACTCCGCTTAAATATTATTCGCATAAAAATCATAATGATAGAAAACGAATGCGCAATTATTTTAATAGACATTCTGGAACCAAAAAAAGAGGTGAAGCAATTAGTTTAGAAAAAAGAAAATCACAAGGCTATTATAATGCTAAAATTTTGAGCCATGTATATTTATGGTGAAATTATGGAATATAATTATAACAAAAATCATAATCAGTTGTTTTCATTATATATACTAATACGTAAAAAGGGGGCATATTATTGTGTGGACGTCCTAAACCAGTACTAGCTGTAACACCATTAGTAAAAACATTAGTATAATTGCCTACAAAAATAGCAGTAGTCCCACCTGTTGTGGCACTCTCAGAAAAATTATAATTATGATTATGAGATGGTATATTGTTAATATTCAAAGTTACATTTTCCTCACCACCAAACACACCGATTGCTCTAGGAGTTAATCTATTAATGCCGTTACTTCCAATACTTGTATGTGGGTAATAGACTATAACAATACCTGAACCACCGTTACCTGGAGTGCTACCAGAGTCAATATTGTAATACACACCACCACCGCCACCACCAGTATTAGGACCACCATTCCCACCTATTGATGTTTGCCCATCCCCACCTGGATTGATTCCACCCAACCCACCTTTACCTGACATATACAGATTATTAGCTGTATTGCCACTACCGCCACCACCACCTTTACCACCATTTATCTGCGGTAAATCATCATTATATACGCCACCACCATCGCCACCCATAAAATAACTACTATTAAATATATTTACAGATGTACCGTCGCTGACCTGGTTTATGATTGCTCTATTGCCCCCTAGAGCAGTTACAGTACCAAATGAACTTTGATGACCAGGACTACCACTATTACTTCGCTCACCACCAGAACCAATAATAACAATATAAGATTGGTTCATTATAACACTGTTGTTACTTCGCTGAATTACTGTACCACCTTTACCTCCAGCAGCACCAAAGTTATTGGTGGTAAACAAACTCGCACCACTTCCGCCACCTCCAACAACTATTAGATTAACGCTAGAGATATCTGTAGGGATAAAAGTTCCATTAGTCAAGAACGTATGATATATAAATGAATTATCTGATGTAATTATACCTCCTGTTCCACCTGCTTTGATACCTCCACCCAATATAAATTTACCTCTTAAATCTGGTGTACCATTAGAACCATCACATATTGCCCACCCTGGTGGTGCTGGAGTACTATAATAAGCCATAATTACTCCATATGGAATAACATTTCTAATATGTTGTGTAGTTGCTAGTCTTACACCATTAATAGTAATAGCATTAGTGTTTGAATTAGTAGCTGTAATAATATTAATAATATTAGAACTAGAATTAGCATTAAGATTAATTGTAATAGCACTCCCACTTATTGTGTTAGCAAGTATTAGCCCCTTGCTAATATCTAATGTAGAACTTATTTCAATGTTATTAGCCTTAATGAGACCTCTACTAATGTCTAATGTAGAACTTATATCAATGTTATTAGCCCTAATGCGACCCCTACTAATATCCAATACAGAACTTACATCAATGTAATTGGCAAATATGCGACCTCTACTAATGTCTAATGTAGAACTTATATCAATAAAATTGGCAAATATACGACCCCTACTAATATCCAATACAGAACTTATATCAATGTTATTAGCCTTAATGCGACCTCTACTAATGTCTAATGTAGAACTTATATCAATGTTATTAGCCTTAATGCGACCCCTGCTAATATCTAGCGTAGAACTTATTTCAATATTTGAAACGCTTACATCATTTATATATGCGTTTCCCCATGCTTTATTAGAAAGACCAATACTTCCTTTATTAGGGACTAGTGGATTTAAATTGATGCTTATATCAATAGATGAAACGCTTATATCATTTATATATGCGTTTCCCCATGCTCTATTAAAAAGGCCGATAGTTCCTTTATTAGGAACAAGCGGATTTAAATTGACGCTTATGTCAATAGACGAAACGCTTACATCATTTATATATGCGTTTCCCCAAGGTTTATTATAAAGACCAATGGTTCCTTTATTAGGAAGGAGCGGATTTAAATTAGCACTTATATCAATATTTGAAATGCTTACATCATTTATATATGCGTTTCCCCAAGGTTTATTATAAAGACCAATGGTTCCTTTATTAGGAAGGAGCGGATTTAAATTAGCACTTATTTCAATATTTGAAACGCTTACATCATTTATAT